TGAAGCAAACTCTGACTTATCATAGTTGCGATAGCCTTCCACATTTCGGATCTTCAGTTTAAAAGAAGCACCTTCCCAGAAATCAAATGGGTTGACAGGATCTTCATCCTGAAATTGTGGTTGCATTACATCCATGATCTTATCAAAGATTTTCTTACCATAGACGAACAAGAACACTTGCCCTTCATTAGCAGGATTGCTTGGATCGCTCTCTACCAAGACGTTGGAGACATAGTGTAACCTACGCTTACGTTCACGAGCGATATCCTTATCACGATCATCACCAGAGTTCCAGAGCTTGGAGTTAGACTCTGAGACTGGATCTTGTTGCCCGATTGAAGTCAAAGACTTCTCGATGTACCATTGCCCCGTAGGACCTTTAAAGCCATGATCCCAGTAGCGTACCCAAGGCAAATCATTACCTTCAGCAGCAGGTAGAAACCGCAGTACTGCATAACCATTGCCTGCTTTATCAACAGTAGGTTTCCAGATGCGCTCATCTACATAGGATTTCTTTTCGGTAGGACCAGACTCACCGCCAGCAGCAGATACGAGTTTAGCAATGGAGTTCCCTTTGGAACGTTTTAAGTTTTCAAACGACATATGTGTTTCCTTGTATTTTCAATGTATTTTAGTTTTCAGATTATCCACGTTATTCATAATATAGTACACTATTTATACCTCTGTGTCAAGAGGGTTTTAACCAAGAGGTAGTTCATTACCACGAGGTAAAAAGTTTAGACGCCGAGCTTCGGCTTCTATTTTTTCTTTGATGGGTTCAGATATATATTTTTTCACATCCTCTATTTCAAGATTATTTTTTTCACACAGATGAACGATAGCATCAATATGCGAAAGTTTAGTTTTAACAACAGTGTCCTCTACCATACGAGTAAACTTTGCCTTTGTTAACATTAACTCGCCTAGTTGCATTCTTCTTCTCCAGTGTAAAGACCTATGTCACGATAAATGTGCCCTTGAGTTCTTTTCATTGTGCCGTCCTCATTATAGGCATGGCCTACGACTAACCATTTGGTTTTGAATTCCATTTTCTCTCCGTAGCTTATATCAGCCCAAATTCCATTACTTAGATATGATTGCATATTTTTAACATATGTATCAATTCTCTGAAACTCAGAACGCTCGTTTCTATCACTTGAACTAGCTTGTCTTTTCATACTGGCTAGTAATGTCTTATTAACTTTTAACCATTCTTTAACCTTTTTTGGTGATATCCAATGCTCGTCAGGTAAGTCCCGAATTGATTCGTGTATAGCAAGATTCTTAGCAGGGCCTTTTGCAGCACGTGCCTTAGCTAAACGTTCTGTAGCAGCCTGCTTTTGTTCATCGGTCATTGGCTTGCGAGGTTTACGTTGTTTTTTACGAGTAAACTTTTCTGGTTCAGCGTATTTTTTATTCATTAGACACCTTTTTAAAATGAACTCTTACCATATACTTTCTAATTAAAGCAATGACGAACAGTATTGAAGTACAGAATACTGTTGTAGTGAATGCATCCATTTTAACATAGAATGCAATAGAAATCAACACAAAGTTTAAAGGAAAATTAATTGCTGTAGCGATACCAGTATCAAACAAAGATTCTCGCATTGCTGCTCTATCGAGCATTACGATATTCTTCATTAGCATCTACGATTGCGTCTAGCAAAGGAGAATTAGTAGTGATATATCTCAAAGCCGACATGTCTTTCGGCAGACAATGCCCACCGTATCCAAACTTACCGTCTGGTCCTGGCACCTGTGAATGAGATTTACCAATGCGAGGATCAAGTGCGATAGCGTCAATCATGCCATCGAAACCCTCAAACCCACACTCTTTATAGATGCTATACATCTCGTTAAAGAAAGTGACTCGGGTTGCTAAGAAACAATTCTCCACATACTTAGAGAATGCTGCTTGTTCTAATGATAAGTATCGAACCTCTTTCAGTTCAGATAGAACTGGTTTAAACAACTCATCCCAGAACCGACAGTCATCGCCACCGTAGATAGCAAAAGTTTGCTTCATGAACTCTTCTTTGGTAGATCGGTGCATATTAGACGAACCAAGAAACTCGGGCGAGTATGTCAGTCGATAATGTATATCAAGAACAGCATCCATCGTACCAGATGCGATAATAGCAGTCTCGTGAATATCACTCAACCACAAAGGATCAACTGCTGACTTGATAAGAAACTTGGTGTCTGAATTTAACGTATAGTATTTGTCTAGCACTGCGGCAACATTAGACGTATCACATCGTCCATCTTCCATAGCAGGAGACGCAACACAAACTACAACTGCATCAACTGGCGTTAGATTGGGATGAGGGTCGTACACATATCCTTTGAAGGGATCATCAATAAAGACATCCTGATTACTAGGCAGTTGTTCTAGTGCATGGTGTACCGCTTGCCCAACAGGACCATAACCCGCAACTACGATTTTCATAGTAATATTCCCAGACAAAAGTTCTCAGCAACATCTTCAGCATAATTTAATGCCTTGTCAAAACATTCCACGGTTCTGATATACCGCGACTGTTCATACAGGTCAACCGAATAACCCGATTCACTTTTCATCACGATTGCTTCTTTCCTGCCGTTCTCTGACCAATGAGTAGATATCTTTTCGTTGATGTTTACTTTCGTTTTATGTTCTTTCATACCAAATATCCTATTCCAATTGTCTTGGAAATCATCCTTCGAGATTGACAGCGGTCTCGGTTTCGATCCTTTCCCGTTCATTCCACCACTCCGGTTTGTCGCGTTTAGTCCATTTAGCAAAATCTCGTTTTGCTTCCCAGTAATAATTTCTATACGATGTTAGAGAATCATCTTCAACGATACATTCAGGAAATGCTTGCATAGCAGGTGTAGGTTCAGTAAAAGGTTGAGGAGCTATTTTCACTGGCGGTATTAACAAAGCATATTCTAATTTTCTGAAAGACTCATGTATCTTATCATATCTAAAAGTATATTCATTACATAATGCTGTCCACATATCATATAGCCATTCATAATTAGTATAGCCACTTCTAGCCCACAAATTAGAAGGATGGTTGATATGACTAGCTTTATATAGCACATGATTTAATTCATTATCTGGATAAAAATATCGTGCGATTTTTCTACCATTAGTCGTTCTACCATACCAAAGATTACCATCAACAACTCTGTGAGCGGTTGATAATAATTGAGCATATTCCACACACATTTTTACAACATGCTTGTCGCAATGCATTTGAGCACACGTTACAGGATTTTTATGTAGATAAAATATATTCACGAACTTAATCTCCTAGCTATTCATTTCCTCAACGGCTCCTGTCACATCTGGAAAATGGACGCTGAGAATTTCCCACGCAATCTTAGCGACATCCATATGCTCTTTCTGAGTACCATGACCCATTCGCAACTCACAGTAATGAACCCACGAACGAAGAGTACCAGACATATACAATGTGGTCTCTGTCAATCCTTCGGGTAACAACGCACGAGCTTGTTCTTTAGCGATACCAGTGTTGAGTGCCATCTCATAGTAATCCTTAGCAACTCTGGACACTTCGCTCTGCATCTCGCTGAAGACCTCCTGTGCCTTTCTCTGACGTTCTGTATCGTCATCTAAGGTACTTAGTTGTCTATTGGTGGGATGTTGTTTACGTGCTTCACGATTGGTCGTAAAGGACTCGCTGACAGCATATCGTTGAGAGAACTCTTGAAACGAGAAAGACCGATGCCGCAGGATCTGCCGACTGATATCACGAGTCGTGGTAATTTCCATGGTAATTGATACCATTTCAAACGGAGACCAGTGACCCTCTCGGATTAAGTATCCTAGCAACTTTTTAGCAGTCTTAGTATTATTTTGATTTGCTGGATTACTTACGCGGGCAGCATAAGCAATTAATTCTGCGGCTGTATTACATCCGGTACTTGCGCTCGGTGTTGTCATACCAACTAGACTAACCTTAGTTGTCATATTTTCCATCCTTATATGTGCCTGGAATACTATTATACGCTATTACTCGTTCAAAAGCAAGTTTCAGTTCACCATCATCCAGCAATTCAGACTGGTAAATTAATTCCATACGTATCAACTCTTCAAACGCTTTTGGTTCAAAATCTTCTGGACGTAACATTTATATATCTCCTGTAATAGCACGTTTTTCTTTAGCGGTGAGGTCACGAAATTTGCGTCTGGATACTGACCATTGCTTTTTAGGTGACGAAAACATGAAGGCTTCTTTAGTACCTTCTGGCACAATACCGATCAGATAACTGCCTTCAGTAATGTAAGTGTGGTTTGGGGTTGTCGGTGCTTTGTCCCAAACCGTAATTTCTTGTCTAAATCTCATATAAGGGTTATTCCTATCAAAATAAAAGTAACTACCATAGTTCCGACTGCTAAGGCTTCAACGCCTCCCATGTATTCTTCCTCAAGCTGAGAGGTTATAGGAACCCATCCGTTTCTGTTTCTGCGACGATCCTTCATACAAAATGCGCCAAAAAGATGGTACCAAGACCAATGATTGAACACAACACGAAACCCACAAAAGTCTCTAATTCAGACTCGTACATAATCACTTCCTTTTCTACTGGTTTTTTGTAAACACAACCTACTGCATGACCGATCATTACACTACATCCTCAAGATACATTTCTTCTATTCGGTCTGATGCCATCTTATAATGCATTTCACCTACTTCGTGATAATAATCAAAGTCATCCATCCCATCTATACCATCTACATCAATAGGAGTTCGGCATCTTTGAACTGCTCTTTGTTCAGCCAGCATCGATTCATATAAGGTTCTAGGAACCATTGATCTACCAAGAACATCTTTAAAAATATACATTACGCTGCTTCCTTAAAACCTTCGATGTTACTCCAACCTTCACTGTCACACATGAAAGCATTGCCACTAGGACCGATCACAATGTCACCAACACTCATTGAATGCGTTGGCTTGTAACGAGTAATGCAAGTACCTGGACCACCGTAACCGTTACCGATATGAAAGACATCTTCCATTGTCTCTGCACCTTCGATCAAAGCGACCTCAGTGTAGAACTCTTCCATCCACGATTCATAGTGTTCTGAACCACCAAGACCAAAAACATCACGCTGAATTTTAATCTCAGGAAAGTCACCAAAATCACCGCTCCAACCAACTGAATTCAAGTGATCTCGGGCGGCTTCTGACATACGAAACTGAAAAACTCTATACATAGTTTGATCTCTCATTGATTAAGTACTTATTATGACAGGTATTGAGGTGGTTGTAAAGCTGTTTCTTAGACTGTTTTGATCTAAGCTTATAACCTTTTAGTCGGCCATTCGCAAGCACATTTCAGATTCGACCATCGCACGAACTTTGCGAACGTCAGGGCTAGAGAACTCTTTGATACCCGTAGAGGCGGTGAAAGTGTCAAGGATAGCATAAATTGCTTCGTTGATAGGGCGACGACTCTTGATGTCGCTAATTTTGATACCTTCTTCAACGAATTTATAGTGAACTGTATCAGCAATAACACCTTTAACAATACCTATGTGACACACTGCGAAGATTGATTTGGACATGTTTTGCGTACTCTTTTTGATTAATATGAGTACATTTTAGCAGGTTTGCAGTGGTTGTCAACACTTTATTGATGAAATTTAAGCAACTATTGTATTCTCAATCCTCATGTGTCATTTCGAGCCCGAAATGCTTCTTCAGACCCGGGATATTGCCATGCCCAGACAGCAACAGCAGCCATGAAGCCACCTGACCATAGAACAGCAGTGAGATTGTACGTGGTGAACCACAGGAAAGCGAGGGAGGATGACATAACCAGTATCATGGCGTACTTCATTCGCTGAGGAAAGATGCGTTTTTCAACCCAATTCGTCAAAAATGGACCAAAGTGCTTGTGATTGTACAGCCAATCGTGCATTTTCTGACTGGATTTGCTAAAACAGTAAGCAGAAAACACCAGAAAAATCGAGAAAGGGATGCCCGGTGTGATAAATCCGATATACGCCATCGCTAGTGATACCATGCCTGTGATATACCATAACGCTTTCTTAATACGGGAATTGGATACGTTTGAATCTTGTGACATATTCTTCTTCTAATCCTAATGATATCATTACATTTTTGCTGTTAGTGTTTTTCAACTGGTTATCACAGTACTTAGTCAAAGCGTTATTGTAGGTCTGAACAATGTTTGGCATATGATTGGGTTCTTTAGCATCAACTTCAGAAAACCACGAGAACATATTTTCTCGCCCCATGTGACACAAATTGTCAATCTCTCTGGGTTCATCTGTAGCACCAGCAACAACCATAGAACCAGAGAAAATTTCTTTCGCCCACTCAGGCAACTCACGTTCTCTTTTTGGAACAAAGGGCGCAACTGTCTGTTTAAACTCTTCAGCCGCGGTTGATATCAGAAGTTTTGGAATAGTAGGTGACATGTCATGAAAACATCCAGTGACTTTGTTCTTGCCACAGATCACATCAAAACCGTAAATAGGCATCGGATAGTTGGGGCGAGCATAACACGCAACATGCATCATCCACATTTTCTTCTCTTCGCGCATATCAATTACCGAAATATGTGCTAGATCTACTTTGTTGGACTTATAAAACTTGTTGATATGATTCGGATGACCGTGGCCAGATCTTGGTAAACCACAGAAGCCTTCCATCATAGTGGACATGTAACCCTCTAGTTCAATGAACTTATCCCACATTGTGTAATCTTCCTAGATCGTTGCTGATATTGATATGCATTCTAAATCCTTCTCTCACTTGATACACAAATTGTTCATCGTCTGTATCAACGTAATGTTCTCGGACGTAATTTCTCCAATAAACAATATCATCAAACTCATATAGACTAGCAGTGTCTGGATATCTTTTCTTCATGATCTGCCCACCGAACATAAAGCCCATGTAGTTCAGATAGATGTGCCCGTTGAATCCATTATTTTGATCAGTATCAAAGCCTGACATATAATGTAAATAGGCGTAAGAATGCGTACTAGGTTCTTGATGCCCTAGACCAGATGCTTTCAAATCATCTTTAATCTTTTCCCATCGTCGCATGGGTTCAGGCACCATCGGATCAAGAAACTTCATGATGGGTTTCCACGATGCAAGATACGATTTACGTTCTGCGACGGTCTGTTCACCACGAAACATTTTCTGGTTGAACGGAACTGCTTCTAACTCATCATGTAAGTCAGCACACAGTTCCTTGATTGATGCCACGCTATTCTACTCCATAATTGGTAATCAGCTTTAGCCCGTAGTTGTTAACACCTTTGGGCAATTCAATATCGTCTTTATATATCAAAGGCAGTTTCTTGAATGAATCGTAATTCACATGATGATGCCATCGACCATACCGAAACACCATCTTAGCGACATCTGGATGCATATCAACAAGCATCTGTGACTTGGCTACTGTACCTGCTATGTTGTATCTATCTTTAACTTCCATGACGGATTCAGCTTGTATAGCTTCACCAGTTACAGGATCATAACCAGTCTCTTTATGGTAGAACTCTTCAGTGTTACCACCTTTGGTCGTTTGAGTAGCACCTTTACCTTGAAGGAATGCGTTGAACTGAACAGTACAGTCACCGTCTTTCAATACGTTCAAGCAGATATCAGTATCTTCATTGTATCGACCACGCCAGCGGTGCTTACAGTCATTCTCAATCAACAGACAAGAATAGATCCGAGTGTTCTTCACATATGGTGGATACTTCTGATTAGGCGCACAAAAGAAACGATACTGTGGTCCAGCAATCTTGACGTTCTTGTACCGATCTACAAAGTCTTCCATGATCTTGAAACATACACCAGAACCAACACGAATGCGGACATTCTGATGGAGTCTATAGAAGTCGGTGATGTTATCATCCATGACCCAGTGACGTTTGGCACCCATAGCCATAGAATGATCCCAGCACCAGTTTCTAGCACGACCAGGACCATCACCATGATTACTGAATGGTGCAACCAATAGCGTCACATACTCACGAATACCAAACGTATCTAAGCAAGCCTCATAGTTTGCTTCATCTTGTGGCTCAATAGCAATGTAATGAGGCACGTGCATCTTAGCAAGTGATCTAGAGGTGTACATTGATTCATGTCTACCCTTACTAATAATGTATACGGGATACTTAGGATTCGTCATCTTCTACCCATCTTAACAATGAATTTTTGGTAATTTCGTTCTTGGGGTGCCAAATGCTTTTAGTCTTAGGAGTACAAATCTGCCCGATAGTCTCAGCGAAGTTTTTGTAATCTTCTTTGGTGCGAAAGTGGACATACAGTGTCTTGTAAGGCTTCTGATCATTCTGCTCAAACTCTGGCATGCCGACCCAGTGCGCTTCAGCAGATTGTGGATCAACACCAGTTACTTCTAGACCAAACGCATCTAGACCAACTGGTGTCATATCCACTTTCTGCCCAATAAAGTTATCGTACTCAGCCGATTCTTTGATTTTGTCGTTGCTCATATAATTCAATCGTCTCCATTAATTTTGTAGTCCAGTTATCACGGTGTTCAATTACAACTTGACATCCAGGTGCGCCTTGCATCTCATCAACCGCAATCACGGTAACGAGTTGGGTAATTGGCATGCCGGTGCGTTCTTCCCACATGATGGCGTATGCTGCTTCTTGACAGAAATAGTTTTCAATGAACTTTCTTGGCTTGTGCTTCTTGCTTGTTTTGTAGTCAATAATTGAGGGTTTACCATTAAACACACCCACGCAATCGACACGCCCAGCGATACGTAAATGGTCACTATACAAAGCGATTTCTTGCCCATAAACAGTTGTCAAACTCTTGTCTAATTGTTCTTTCACACTCAGTACTGATTGTACTATATCTGGTGTGTACTTGTCAACCACGAATTGCCATCCGTCATTATTGACGTAATGCTCTAGTGCTTCGTGAACTCGGGTACCACGACCCGATGCGCGATTCGAGACTTTGTTGGCTTCTTCTTCACCTACTCTTGCGCGCCACTTTGCGATTGCGTCTTCGCTGAGTATACTTAGGATGGTTGTTATAGAAGGATATCGTGTGCCGTCTGGTGT